CCGCCCGGCTGCCAGGCCGTTGATGATCCACCTGGCGATCAGTACTATTACTCGAAAGGGTGGATTCCTATGCCCTCAAGACCTAATGGTACGAGTGTATTTAACTATGACATAAAGCAATGGATCGACCCCCGCACCCTAGACGAAATCAAAGATCAAAAAGAAGAAGCGTAGATTGCAACAAAAGGCTGAAGTCAATGGGACAGCTAAAAAGAAATAAAAAAAGCCGGATTTCTCCGACTAAATGTACGACATACATTAATTTTAGCATATCGGAGGGGTCAAGGCTATGAGCTTATTTCCAGAAATTGATGAAAATAAAACACGTGATCGCGTACGTGAATTGCTTAATGATTATATGCCAATGAAAAGGCGAGTAAGTTTTAATGACAGTGTTTATGATCTAACTCAAGCCATTCAATATAGCGATATGCCAAAAAGCCCAAGTAGTCGGAATGGCACTGAGCATAAAACGGCTATGATGTTTCGAGGGATTACAAAACAACACCAAAACTATCATAGAAAACTTGCGGAGATTGATTATGCTATTGATCAATTACCAGATATCTATCAGCAGATTTTGAAAAAATCTTACTGTGTTAAAAATACTTGTACTATTAATGAGTTAGCAGCGAGTATTACTGGATATAGAATCAATGCCTATGGTCAGAAGGAAGAATTTCACTACAGTATTAAGAATATTGAACGATTGAAAGCACAAGCTTTGATTGCTTTTGCTGAAGCTTATAAGCGTGGCGAATTAATATCTCTAAAAAATTAGGGATAAAATAGGGGAAAGTTAGGGATAAAATAGAGCATTTTTGATTTTTGTCGTATTACAATAGTAATATGGAAAAAGTATAAATAGCAGGGCGCACCAATTAGATACGGTGGCAGATTTCTCCTTTTTGAATTTCATTCCCAGCGCCCTGCATTTAAATTAAGACGGCACCCAAAAATTTAAAATAGAATGGAGTTGAATTCACTCTTTGTCTTCATTCGCTAGCCGTCTTTTTTCAGGAATTGGCTCAGTTTGGTAGAGCGCTACTTTTGGGCAGTAGAGAGCGCAGATTCGAATCCTGCATTCCTGATTGGGAGTTGTCAATTAGATTACTCACATGATCTTTGGCGCTTCCTACTAAACAGTCCTTTAGGGCTGTTTTTTTGATTTTGTGGCAACGTTATTGCCTTTAGGGTAAAATATCAGTAAAAAAGATTATAGGAGTGACTTATATGAATAACCCTATTATTAATCCTGATGTTTGGTCTCCAGTTGGATTTGATGTATACAAACAAACAATATCAACACAAAAATATACTTGCGGATATTGTGCTCGTGATGTTGGAGTACAAAAAGGATTACAAGGCTACACAAACGACGGAGATATTATCTTTGCATTAGTCTGTTCGAATTGTGGTTGTATTTCAATGTTAAGTGAAAATGGTTTTCAATTACCTGGGTCCCTATACGGAAAGGACATTGATAATTTACCTCAAGAAATTAAGTACTTATACAATGAGGCAAGAGAATGTTTTAAAGCTGGGGCATATACAGGTGTGGTTTTACTTGCTAGAAAGTGTTTAGCAAATGTTGCAATTTACTTTGGTGCAGAAGATGGACAGAAGTTTATTATCTACGTTGACTATTTAACTAATAATGGATATATTGCACCAAAAAGTAAAAAATGGGTGGATGAAATCAGAAAAGAAGGTAATTCTGCAACCCATAATAAAGAACCCAAAAATAAAGAAGAGGCAACGAAAATTTTAAGATTTCTTGAGATGCTTCTTTTGATTAATTTTGAATTCAATGATTTAGAGTTGGAATAAAGCAAGTTAAGACCTTATATGAGGTCTTTTTTTTGTACATAGAATTTTAAATCAAACATAGACTGTGAGGTGAGACCGTGGCAAAGTATTCAGACTGGATAACAGAAGAAGGTTTATTGAGGATTGAAGGATGGGCCAAAGACGGTCTTGCTGATAAACAAATAGCCGAAAATATCGGTGTTGCTTACTCAACTTTCAGAGAATGGGTAAAAAAATTTCCGGCACTTTCGGCATCCTTAAAAAAGAGCAAAGATGTCGCGGATCGTCAAGTCGAAAATGCCTTGTTCAAAAGGGCTATTGGATTTGAGTATACAGAAGATACTTATGAACTAATAGCTGACAAAGGACAAAAAAAGCGGCATGAAAATATTCAAGACTTGACTGAACACCAATGGGGAATTTCCTTAGCCTACTTTGATCACCGATGTGTTTATTGTGGAAAAGATGGGGAATTAACGAAAGACCACTTAGATCCTTTAAAAAATGGTGGCAAACTAACTTTCGCCAATGTGGTGCCTGCATGCAAGTCATGTAATTCCAGTAAGAAAGATCACCAATGGATGGCTTGGTATCAAAAGCAAAAGTATTATGACCAACAAAGAGCGCGCAAAATCACCGAATATGTCAATTTCGCAATGCTTCTTCCAGATGAAAAAGAAAAAACTGATACTAGGCTTGTTGTAACAAAGAGAGTTACCAAACAAGTTGCACCAGACACTGGGGCAGCAGCTTTCTGGCTTAAAAACCGAAAACCTGAGACATGGCGAGATAAAAAAGAAACCGAACTCAGCGGAAATGTTAGTGTGAGCAATCCGTTTGCTGATCTCACAACTGAGGAGCTTAGAAAATTGGCACGTGATGAAGATGGATAAAATATTGGTAAACAGAGGAGCGAAACTGGAGTTATCCAGGCGCTTCTTTTTTGATTACTGTTGTTTGACAGCTCCCGATTTTTACAAGCCAAGTCGAAAATATTTGAATGATGTATGTGATGAATTTCAGGCATTCTTAAATGATGATAATCATGACGTATTGATCCTCAACATGCCGCCCAGGCACGGTAAATCTAGAACTCTTGGGAAGTTTGTTGAATGGATCCTTGGTAATGATCATAGCAAAAAGATTATGACTGGGTCATATAACGAGACCTTATCCACCGTATTTTCGAAAAGTGTCAGAAATAATATCCAAGAGGTTAAAGCAGATGATGAAATGATTGTCTATTCCGATGTGTTTGATGCAAAGATCAAATACGGCGACGGTGCAATGAACTTGTGGAGCCTTGAGGATGGATACAACAATTATCTTGCTACCTCTCCGACAGGTACTGCAACAGGTTTTGGTGCAGATATCATTATTATCGATGATGTTATTAAAAATGCAGAAGAAGCCAATAATGCGTTGACGCTTGAAAAGCATTGGGAATGGTTTATAAACACCATGCTCTCACGATTAGAAACAGGCGGGAAAATTATCATCAACATGACCCGCTGGCACAGCGAGGATCTCGCTGGCAAAGCCTTGAAAAAGCTTCCTGAGAGCGGATATCGAGTCAAACACATCAACATGAAAGCATATGATGAAGCGAATGATCAAATGTTGTGTGATGAGGTGCTGACTAAAGATGAATATATTCGAAAGACCAAAACGATGGGCTTGGATATTGCATCTGCCAACTACCAGCAGGAACCAATTGATTTGAAAGGTAGACTTTATCAGAAGTTTCGGACTTATGACAAGTTACCGGACAATATTATCAAAATTTGGAATTATACGGATACTGCAGATAAAGGAGCCGATTATTTATCCTCTCCTGTTTGGGCAGAAACGTCCGATCACAAGGCTTATATAATTGATGTGCTTTATACAAAGGAGCCGATGGAAATCACAGAGAACGCTCACGCCAGTATGATCATAAGAAACAAGGTCAATCATGTGCGAGTGGAAGGTAACAACGGCGGTCGAGGTTTTAAGCGAAACTCAGAGAATAAAGCGAAAGAACGAGGTTATTACGCTGCTTTTTGGGAAGAT